AGATAAGTCATTACCTAGCTAAGTGCGCTTCCAATACTCCGATGCCCACCAGCGTCGTTTCGCCGCCGCCATTGCGCAGGCGAACCCGTCTCAGCTGTACCCAACCGTGCGACGCCGCACCCGTGTTGCTCGACGTTGGCGTCCCCACCAGGCCGACACCCTGTACTGGCGGATGAGCAACTACGAAAAGCGCGGTGCCATGCGATGCGCTCACAGGCGAGTCGTGGAGCACCACCTGAGACTCGCCGACGCTGCGTTAAGGGCCGAGTCGAAACGTGCGTTCGAAGAAGGGCGGGCGCAATACACAGAGATAGTCAAAGAGATTCAGCCCAGTGCTTTTGAGGAGAAGCCCTACGCCCCACCTGCCCCACCTGCCCCACCTGTCGCCGTGGTCAGGCTGTTCGTTCTGGCCACAACGATCTTGGCCGTCGCGGTCCCCGTCGTTTCTATCCATCTCGTGGACCATCTCAGTCGCCCCACGCCTAGCCTGCGAGGAAACTGACCTAGGTAGGTGCTCCTCAACCACGTCCCCTCGGGGAAGGTGCTCGAAAAGCCGGACGGCTTAGCGACCCGCTGCACCGAAACCGAAGAGGACTTCCGCGCACGGATCATGGCGGGTCTGCTGCCCGCGCAGGCCGAGTTCGTCAAAGACATCGACACCCTGATCCTCGGCTTCTGCGCAGGCTTCGGTGCCGGCAAGACACGCGCCCTCTGCGCCAAGGCCGTGATCATGTGCCTCGACAACCCGGGCAAGGTGATGGCCGTCTTCGAGCCGACCCACATCCTGCTCCGGGACGTCTGGATGAGAGCGTTCGACGACTTCCTCGAGGAGCACGGCATCCCCCACGACTTCCGCGTCTCCCCGCAGCCCGAATACGTTATACATCACCCGCTAGGTTCCACCACTATCTTATGCCGAGCAACCGAAACGTGGAATAGAATCAGGGGCCAAACGCTCTGCGCAATTCTTTGCGACGAGATCGATACTTCTCCCCCGGACGTTGCACAAAAGGCGTCAGAGATGTTCCTCGCCCGTCTCCGTGGCGGCACTAAGCCGCAGCTCGCAGTTGCATCCACGCCCGAGGGCTATAAATGGATGTATAACACTTTCGTCGAGAACAGCGATAGTGACGACCGGCGTCTAATCAAAGCGAAGACCACGGACAACCCGCACCTACCAGAGGGTTTCGTCGAGTCGCTGTATCAAAACTATGACGCTAACTTAATCGCCAGCTACGTCAATGGTGATTTCACGAACCTGACTTCCATCACGGTTTATCACCCCTTCGACCGAGATGTTCACTGGACTGATGATGAACTTAAGGCAGATGATCGGCTATTTGTGGGCATCGACTTTAACGTCGGAGCGTGTTACTGCATCTTCATCGTCCGCCGCGGGGACGAGTTTCACGTCATCGGTGAGGCGTCTCCGAAGGACACTCCGGCGGTGGTCAAGTACCTATCGGAGTCGTTCCCGCGCCAACTGGCTGATGGGAACTTGGTGGTCATCCCCGACGCCGCCTCGAAACAGCGGACCACGACTAATGCGGCGGAATCCGACCTCTCACTTTTGAAGAAGGGCGGCTTCGTCGTCAAAACCCAGAGCTCCAACCCCGCGATCGAGGACCGGGTCAACGCAGTCAACGTTCTGCTGCTGGCTAACAGGCTCCGTGTCAGCAACAAATGTAAGTACCTAATCAAATCGCTCGAACAGCAGGCGTACAACAAGCAGGGCAAACCGGAGAAGGGAATCGGCGGCGTAGATGACATCTCAGGACCTGTGGATGCCCTCGGCTACGCCGTTTCTTACCTCGCACCGCTGCGTCGCTGGACGTCAGGCGGCTCCACAATCCGCATCTACTAAATCCGGCAAAATGGAAGAAACAAGCTAGATAGATGCCAGTCTCCGGTTCTACTTATCCCGAGGGTCGCGGTGCCTATCGCCAGCCTCTGCAGCAGCTTGTCAATTTCGACGGCCTAACCGGCAAGCCGAGCACGATCTCTCCCAGCTCGCAGGCAACGGATGATCCTGCGGCCCGCAGCGGCGCAGTGCTGGGGATGATGCCCCACTGGGAACCGATCAACATCTGCGTCGGTGGCACGCAGGCCCTGCGCATTTACTCCGAGCGCATCATCCCCAGGGAACCGGCTGAGGACGATGACGCCTACAACCGGCGCATCTTCCACGCCACGATGCCTCCCTTCATTCAGAGGCTGGCGTCACAAGCCGCGGGCACCATCCTTCGCCGTGGTGTCCACCTCGAGGGCGGCGACCAGGAGTATTGGGAGAACTGGGCGAAAGACGTCACCGGCGACGGCACACCGCTGAACGAGTTCTGCCGAGAGCTGCTGGTCGACGCACTGCTTTGGGGCCACACCAGCTGTCTGGTCGACTTTCCGAATGGTGATGCCCCGTCGAGCCTGGCCGAGGAGCTGCAGCTGGGACGCAAGCCCTACTTAGTGAGGGTCGGCGCTCAGCAGGTCAGGGGCTGGCGCACCGTCGACAACCGCAACCAGGCACCGCTGACCATGGTCCGCTACTCGGAGACCATCAGCGAGCCGGTGGGCGAGTTCGGCGAGGAGCTGGTGTCACAGATCAGAGTGCTGACCTCTGACGGATACCAGCTCTGGCGTTACGCCGACAGCAGCGGCGCTGAGGAAGGCGGCTGGTATCTCTACGAACAGGGCGAGCACACCGCCGGCGAGATCCCCCTGGTGCAGGTCTACAGCAACCGCGTCGCCACGCTGGTCTCCAAGCCTCCGCTTGAGGAGGTGGCGAACCTCTCGATCGCCTACTGCCAGCGCTTCTGCGACTACCACCACTCGATCCACGTCGGCAGCCAACCGATCCTCTGCCTCAAGGGCTTCGACCCTGAGAACGGGGACAACACCCTCGGCATGTCGGTGAATACCGCTGTGCTTCTGCCCCCGGACGGCGACGCAATGATCGTCAGCCCACCGTCTGACGCCTATCAGGAGCAGCTGAACTGCCTGAAGACGCTGGAGGAGCAAATCAGCACTCTTGGCGTCTCCACTCTGGCCAAACAGAACATCACCAACACCGCCGCAGAGTCGAAACGCCTCGATCGCATCGACAGCGATTCGATCATGGCGATCATCGCGGAAGATTTAACCCGCGCAGTGGGTGACATCTTGCGCGTGGCAGGTAAATATGCGGGTAAGGAACCGCCTCAAGTCACTATCCCCAAGGACTACGAGAACCGGCTCCTGGATGGCAACCAAATCACTGCCATGCTCCAGCTCCAGATGCAAAACCAGATCTCTCAGGAGACCCTGCTGCGCATCCTCCAAGAGGGGGAGGTGTTGCCTCCTTATGTCGAGATCGACGACGAGATCTTGCGCACCAAGGATGCAATGGAGGAGCAATTCGACCTGCAGCTAGAGCAAGCCGAGGCTCACATGAACTTGACCAGCTCCGTGGCGGACGAATCCGGCGGCGGGGTGAACAGCGGAAAGGCTGCTCAAGGTTCTGCCAAAGGCTCAAACACGCTGCCCACGCCGATGAGGCCGGGCAAACATGCCGATTGAAGAAGAGCAGCGACGGCAGGAAACGTTCCTGCTCTTACTTCTCGCGTTGGCCCATGAATCAGAGGGACGATCGCTGGCCGGCGTGCGTCCCAGGTTGGTTGAGTCGATGCGCCGCATCCGGCGGATCATTCAGCAGCTCCCACCTACCGGCCAGTTCAGGATCTTCGAGTGGTCACGGCTGACCCCGAGGCTGCTTGCCGAGTTGGAGACGATCTCCGATGCGCTGCGCGTCTACCTGCCACCGCAGCTGCAGACGCTGTCGCCGGACGTGCAGGACCGGGCCTACGACTTTGCACGCCCGACGGCTGTCGAGGACATCGAACTGCGGCCACGCACCCAGCAGCAGATCATGCTGACCACCAAGGCCGGTGCCCTGACACTTGCGGCGTTGATCGGAACGCAGAAGGGTGGCCGCACCCGCCTCGCTATCCAGATGCAGAAGGACCTCGATGCGATGGTGCGATCGGCGATCTTTCAGGACAAGCCGACGCAGCAGATCGCTGACGACGTGATCAAGTTGTTGCAGAACAGGGGCCAGGTTGTCGCATCGATCAAGACCGGCAGTTTCGCTAACAGAATGTGGAACAGGGTGCGAAACACTGTTGTCGCGGCGACGTGGGACGCGGTGACGTCGAACCTTTTGGAAACCTGGCAGGACCTCGATGTTGACACCTGGATTTGGAACGCCGTCCTCGATCCCCGGACTTGCCCTATTTGCTCGCCCCTTGACGGTCAAACGCGCCCGGCTGCTACTGGGTTTCCTTACATCCCCCCAGTACACCCTCGCTGTCGCTGCGCTGTTTTACCTGTGCTGGGCTAAGTAGACTGCACCTATCCGAGCTAAGTGCGTGTCCTGTTTTTATCCCTCGCCGTGGTGGCCCCGGTGGGAAGCCCCTAAGTGGGTGCAGCAGAAACCGCAACCTGAGTCTCCGCACCAGGCCGCCATTGCTGATGCAATGGATGAACCCAAGCCTCGCCGGACCCGCAAACCCAAGAAAGCCGAAGACTGATGAATGCTCCCACCTCGGTCATCAGCGCTGCTGTCGTTGGCGGTGATTTGATTCTCGGCCTCAGCGATGGGGCGATCATCAATGCCGGACGGGTCCAGGGCCCGAAAGGTCTGACCGGGGAACAGGGCCCCATGGGTGCAACCGGCTTACGGGGCACCGACGGCAACACCATCCTTACGTTCGAGGGGGCACCGCAACCCTTTGCCGGTAAGGACGGCGACTTCGCCATCAACGTGGTGGCCTGGGAGATCTACGGACCCAAGGCTGCCGGCCAATGGGGCAAGGGCACCCCACTGCGCGGCGATACCCGAAGCGGTCGGGGCAGCGGCGAGCGAGCTGCGTTTGACTCACCCGGCGCGGGCGGCAACGGCCAAGGCGGCGGCACTTTCTACAACACCGCCAACCTCTCCCTCGCCGGAACTGGCCGTGACGGCATCCCTGAGACCAGAGGACGGATCACAGCTCCCGGCGGGAACATCATTCCTGAGGGCAACAACCTCAATTACCAGTCCAACCTCAACGCCTGGGTCTACAACTCCCTGTCGGCCCTCGACAAAGCGCTGCCTGTTGGCAAGGTCGACACCCTGCCCGGCACGGGCAAGTACGAAGGCGACATGGTGCT